TGAATTGTAATGTAGGATGCGGATGCAGTTATATTATTAGGCTCTTTAAGAGTTTCAAGAAAAAACCTGCACCACCGCCAGAACCACCTAAACCAGTGACTCCGGTTGTACCTACTCCGACACCTCAGCCTACTCCACAACCTGTTCCTCAACCTCAACCTGAGAAAGACAGAAATGTAGTGAGTATCTATGTAGATAGAGTTGATGCAGATGGGTGTAACTATGACTATAGCGGAAATGGTGATAACGAAAATGGCGGTGGAGAAAACTATCTAAACTCTGCAAATGTATGGGTAAATTATCGTACAATTAATGCTGCTGGAGAAACTATTGAGTCTAAACGTGAGAGAAAACGCTTACGTGGTGACCCTAGAATGCCTGTAGATGCTAATTGTGGTAAAGCTGTAGAAGCAACTCTTAGAAAATTTATGCCAAATAAATCTATGACGGTTGATACTTTTAATCGTACGTTTAACTAAATTTTTTAAGGAAAATATATGCAATGCAATGTAAATTGTGGATGTAGTTACTTAATAGGAGTATTTAAAGGTACTAAGAAAAAAGTAGTACCGCCACCTCCACCACCTGCTCCAGTAGTACCAGTAGCACCAACACCTGCAAGACAACCTGATAGAATTGAATGGGTTACTAAACGATACAATGTTCCTTGTGCGGAAGTAACTTATGAAGTTAAAAAGGTTAATGGTGTTGAAACAGGTGAAATGCGAAACACTAAAAATATTACTTCAGATACCTATACAGCAAGGGAAAACAAAAAACCTAGGTACTATGGGGATAAATGGGATAGGGTTAAAGTTACTACTTTTAGACGCTGGTATGTAAATGGTACTCAAGTGTGCGTAGAAAAAGTAAGTGAAACTACTGAGTTTGAAAACTATAGACCATATCATTCAGAGCACAATGCAAATGACCCAGATAAATCAAACAACTCTTAATAGATTGAAAGATTATCTGGAAACATACGATGTTGTGTATGTAGGTCTTGTAGGTTCTAGATTCTGGAAAACAGAAGTAGAAACTTCAGATTGGGATTTTGTAGCAATAGTTCATAGTGATACTGATTTATTTAGTAGCATTAAAGAAGATGGTTTAAACATACATTTTTGGGGTTATGATAATATTAAGAATGCTCTTAGTGTAAGTAATCCTTTAGCATGGGAATGGACTAACTATTCGTTCCCTGTGTATGGTGAAAGACCTAATATGAACTTCTTAGTAGATAAGGATAGACTGGTTCAGAGAATTAAAGAGAATACCTCTAAAGAATTTGATGGACAGCAACTATCTTATAAACAATCTAACTGGAAGAAACGTTACGAATATTTTGTGAAATTATTAGAAGGTAATTATGCAATTTTTAAAATTTAAAGATTATGTACGTTCATGGAGTACTTGGGTATTAGCAGGTGTTGCTGTTACTCCTGTACTTGATGCAAATGTACAAGCGGTAGCTGACTTACTACCTGAGAACTGGAAACCTTACTTTGTTACAGCTCTTGGTGTTGTTGGTTTAGTTGTACGTGTAATTAAACAAAAGTAAGGAGAACCTATGTCTTGTTGTGTTCCTTGCAGAACTGAAACTGTTTACGAAAACCGTAAACAGGAAAAGAAAGAAGTGGAAGAATGTAAAAAACGTTTGGAAGCTACTGAAGAAGAGCTTAAGAAAGCTCAGGCTGAAGCTCAAGCAGCAAAAGATAAGTTAGATGAACTGAATGCTAAATCTCATTGCTGTCCTACTGTAGATATTGAATCTATTAGTAAAGTAGGTAATGAAGCTTTAGTGACATTTAGTGATGGTACTTATATGACAGTACCACTTGAGTTTACTCATGGTTTGGATGCAGAAAAACCTCTTAGTATTATGGCTAAATTATCTAAACGTATTGACGATTTAGATGATGCAGTTAAAGGTTTATCGGATAAACTAGATGCTCAATCAAAACTGTTTGTTAAACTAACTGATTTAGTTAAAATTAACAGTTGTGGTGAAGAAGCTCCATTCTTAGGTGTAGATGTTAAAGTTGCAAAAGAGGTAGCTGATGAAAACAGTTAATCTAAATATTAATGGTTGTTTACCTCAAGTACGTGATGGTCGTGATGGTGTAGATGGTAAATCTGCTTACCAACAATGGTTAGACTTAGGTAACAAAGGTACAGAAGCTGATTTCATTGAATCCCTTAAAGGTGCTGACGGTATTATCGGTAAAGATGGTGCTGAAGGTCCTAAAGGGGAAAAAGGTGATAAAGGCGACAAAGGTGATACCGGTGAGCAAGGTCCTATTGGTCCACAAGGTTTACAAGGTGAAGTAGGTCCTCAAGGTCCTCAAGGTGTTGAAGGTCCAAAAGGTGAACGTGGTGATATGGGTATCCGTGGACCTCAAGGTGAGAAAGGCGATTCTTTATTCGAAGATGCTAAACTCGAAGAAGGTAAACTTATTATCACTAAACCAGATGGTTCTAAATTAGAAGTGCCTGTTCCTACATGTCCTGATACTCTACTTGTTGATGCGTTTGATAAAGTTGAAGTCGGATACATTCACAGTGCAACTTGTGACAAGTCTTCGCTAGAGGAAGACCCTAAACCAAAAGAACTTCCTATGGTTTATGTCGGCTATCACTTGAAAAATGGAGAAGTTGGCACTGTGTATGGCGATACCACTGGCGATCCTATCTATGCTGGAGCAACTATCAAGTTCGAGCTTAGTGGTGGTGATACCGAGTTTGTTAATAGTGGTATAGACGCGCCAATTACCGTTAGAATCACTAGTACAAACACGTTTAACGGTACAGACGTAGTAGCGTTTGAAAGCGTGTATGAAGGAACTATACCAGCGGGTGAGAAATCTGTAATTACTGGTACATATAAAACCTACACATCCGATGAAATATTTGCCATCGCAGAAGCTAAAGGTGTATCTTCGTTTAGCTCAATAGCTTCAGTGAGTAAACTAGAAGTTTTAAGTTATGCTGGTAAGTATACGATTAATCCTGCTGCTATAACAAACGGATATCGCTCTATTGACCATCTATAAGGAAGAATTAAATGAAGAAAAAACGTGTAGTAATCCCTGCAAATATGGGACGCGGTATCAAAGCAAATACCGAAAAATCACAGTATGAAGTTGATTTAACCGATTATGTCGATGGAAGTACTGTAACTTATACTGGCGGTAAACTTGGTGTGAATGTACCAACATCTATTACATCTGTAAGTACAGCAGGTGCTATTGAAGGTGATGGTTCAGTTACTAACCCAGTGAAGCTAAATTTTAATGATAGTATTGTAAAAGGTACTGATGGTAAATATGGTGTAGCAGTTACTGGTTTAACTTGTGCATCTATTGATGATTTACCTGAAAAACCTTGGAAAAAGGGTACAACTATTCTTGCTAAACAAGATGGTGCATGTGTACGTTTAGCAGCATTAGATTCTATCTTTCAAGAAATTGGTGTAGGTATTACTGCTGATAAAACTAACTCATTCATTAATGAAGAATACAATGTTGTTGTAACTGTATCTAATACCGGTGAAAGTACTAACGAATTAACAAACTTAAATATTGTAGGTCCAGAGATTACTACGAACTATACAGTTAAAAATGTTAAAGTTGGTAACTCTGGTGCAGATGAAGTTGAACGAGTAGATGACTTTACTTATAACATTAAAGGTCTTCGTAAAGGTGGGTATGTAACTGTTAAGTTTACTGTAGTACCTAATACTTTAGGTACATATCAGTTTACTGCTGCAGTGAATCCTAATTCTGCATTAGACAAGGATTTAGGTAACAATAGTGCGACAGTTATTTTAAGTGCTAGTACTAAGTCTGACCCTACATTCGTACCTAGCGTAGATTGTCCTCTCATTGAAGCTGTGGATGTTAAAACAAATAATCAGTTTGTTGCACTACCTTTAGTTAATTTCGGTAAAGAGTATAAAGTTCCTTCTGTTGGTACATATTATTTAGGGTATTCAAATGTTTTATCTGATAGAACAACATTACAAGGAATGGCTATTAAATTTAATACTGAATGTACTATTTTAGCTCGAAGATACGATGCTAATAATGCTGACCACCAAAATAGAAACAATAATGTTGTTATCGGGGATAATGGGGATATTTTCTTTAGTGGAAGTGATGATATAACCCCAGAAAAAGGAAATCAGGGTCTTATACACGAAAATATGAGTCCAGACAGTACAGAACCAGTTAAACCTCGTAACGTATTTGATGTTGATGTAGCTACATCAGACAATAAAACGTTTACTATTAATAGTAGTGCTACAGCTTTATTTATTGCTGTACGCCCTCGTGGTAAAAATTGTAGATGGCAATTTTTTAGTTTTGTTGCAAAACATTCTAACCCAACTCGTAAAGAAATTTCGGTTACAAATGAAAGAAACTTAACATATACTCATCAGTTATTGCATGAATTTTCTGATAGTGACCATGCCAAGTCTACAGATATTGTATCTGGAAAAATTATTAAATTAACCTCATCTAATAATGGAGTGATAAGAAAAACAATAGTAACTGTTCAAGCTGGTAATGAAGCTTCAGCAGATATTACTGTGCCTGCCGGATTAAGTGTAGTAAGCACAAGTGGACTTGTTACAATTAGTTCAACTAGAATTGCTGTATCAGCAGATGCTAAATCTACAGATAGCATTCGTTCTACATATTTAGATGTAATTATAGAGGAATAATTATGGCATATACTCAATCAAGTTGTGGATGTACTAAGTCAGAAGAAAATGGTAACCGTTGCTCTTTACGCAAAATTAAAAGTATTGCGAAATCAGGTGACTACGTTATCATTACTTTTGATGACTGTACATTTTTAAAAGCTAGTTTCAATGTAGTGGATGATACTTTTGGAGGTACTACTTTACCTAAACTTCCAGAAACAGATGCTGAATTGAAAAAAGAAGTTGATAGCTTAAAAACCAAAGTTGAAGAACTTGGTTCAAAAGAGGACAAGGATACAATCTTTGACCCAACAGAATTAGTAGAACGTACCTCTAAAGTAGAAGCTCGTGTGAAAGCTTTAGAAGATACACCTACTAGTGACAAAGTGGATGTTACTGCATTCGTTCGTAAAGACGAATTAGTAGATGTACAGGACTTTGAAGGTAACACTTCATTCCGTGCAATCCCTGCTGAACAGCCTACTCCACGTAGACCAGAAGCAGCATAACCCAGTAGCCCATTAGGGCTACTTAACTTAATTTAAAATAGGAAAAAACAAATGGCAGTTATTCAATTAATGCATAAAAATGAAGTTGGTAAAACAACTGAAGTAGTAGACGGTAACGTTGAAGTTAAGATTAACAACGAAGGTAACGTTAAATTTGAACGTACTGAAACTGGTTTAAAAGGTGAAGTTGCTTTACCTGAAGCTAAAGTTGCAGTTACTAAAGTAGAAATCGTTGATGGTAAAGTTAAAGTTACTAAATCAGATGAAACTACCGAAGAATTACCATTACCAGTTCAAGCTATTGATGTGAAGTTACAAGGTGCTGAATTAACCGAAGATAACAAATTAAAATTAACGTTATCTAACGGTGACATCTTAGAAGCAGACCTAGCTAAGTTTATAGATGCACCAAAAGCAGCTGCAGATTACTGGACTGAAATCAAAGCATTACCAGACTTCAAAGCTACTTTTATTGAATTACTTAAATCACCTGAAGCTAAAGCAGCATTACTTGAAATGCTTAAAGGTGACGAAGTACAAAATCTTAGCGGTGAGACTAAAGGCTACTTACTTGCTAAATAATCTAATATGGGGGAGCAATCCCCCTTTGGAGTATAAATGAAAGTAGTACAAGACCTAGACTTACATGATGAAGATTTTATTGTTGAGAATAATAAAGTACGTACTCGTAAAGTAGTTAAATCTTACAAGTTAGACTTTGCAGTAGGTAAAGATATCGTTACAACAAATAACCCTGTGGACTACGACAAGCAGGAACGCAGACAGCTTACTGTTATGGACGGTATGGGAAAAATCCATATAGACATTAAAATGGTTAAGACTATTGGTCCTCGTCAAATGTTACTTAAATTACCCCCTGACGCACCTAAGAACTTAGAGTTGATTGAAACTCAACTATGGGATGGTACTTCGGTGTGGTTGGATAAAGGAAGTCCATGGATTATGGGTAATGGTCTAAAAGCAGGTCAAAGATATATTTTTGATTTAATAGGATTCTTCGGATAATGAAAGTAGCAGAAATCTCAGAACTTCACCCTTCAGATTTTACAGTAGAAGATGGTAAGGTTCGTGTGCTTAAAGCATATAACTGGTATATGGCAGAATTTGCTTTAGACAAAGAATTTATGACTACTGAGAATCCAAGGGCTTACTTAGACCCTCAATATAGAATGTTATCTGTATTAGACGGTACAGGTAAAACACATTTAGAATTTAAGGTACTTAAAGATATTCCTGATGGTTCAGTAATCTTTAAACTACCTGAAGACGCACCGAATAATCTAGACAAAGCAAGTGCTCAAACTTGGGATGGTGGATTAATTTGGTATAACAGTAATAGCCGAAATATCTATGGTAAAGGTTTAAGAGCTGGTCGTTCTTACGCTGTAGATTTAGTAGGATTTTTTGGAGATTAAAACATATGGCAGCAGTAATGGTATTCGCATCTGATTTAGATGAAAAAACAATTCGTACTGTACAAACATCTGAAGGTAGCTTTGTAAGCGTACCTTTCGCAGAAATTGAAGTATTAGACGGTTTTCCAGCAGAATCAGATGATTATTATATTGAAAAAACACCTAAATACTTACAACATGTAGCAACAAATGCTATTTGGCAAGCTGATGTTGTTTTACATAAAACACGTAGTGAAGCAGTAAGTGAAAACTTAGGTACTTTAAGTTTAGCATATGAATCAGTTGCTCAACGTATCCGTTTATCAAATGATGCTGAAGTATATCGTACAGATGATGAATTTATGTTTAGTAAAGTTGATAATGCTAAAGTACCTGTACAACGCTTTATTGAACTTGTTGGTACATATGCATCAACTAAAGCATTTAATGAAGCAGTTGCAGGAACAACTTATAAATTCACTACAGCTAAACGTTATGCAACATCAGAAGGTCATCCTGTAGTAAAAGAAACTGAATTTTCAGTAGCTTATCCAGAACTTCCATATCGTGATGGTGAGCTTAAATTAGCATTAGATATTTCATCTTTAGATGGTAATTTTGGTTTTGGAGTTCAAGCAGCAAGTTTACCTAAATTTGTAGAAGATGCTCTTACTTCAGATGCATTCCGTAATACTCAAGTTGAAGTTGAATATACTATTGATAAAGGTGATGGTAACCCTGTAACCGGTACAGCGACTACTACTGCATATCAAATCGGTAAAAACTTCTTACGTGAAATTGGTCATGAAAAAACTGATTTAAACCAATGGACTGTAACTTATAAAGTTAAACCATTTAACTTTACTTGGTTCGAAGGTAACGTAACAATTACATCTGATGCAGCTACTCAAAAAGTAGGTGATTCCTTATAAGGAGTAATATATGAGAATCCTAAAATGGCTATACGGAGTTGATACACGCAATGTACGTATCTATAACTTAGGATTTCATTCTATATGGTTCATGCTTTGTGTGAGCCATATCTTTGGAATCATTGAGGTGGATTTACCTAATACATTTGAACCAAAGTTTACTACAGTGGTTTGGTTGTTATTAGCTTGTCTATTTACCAGTGTTGTAAGTATTGTTCCGGTTTCTTACTGTAAGAATCGAGATTTATATAAATATATTTCTCTTTTACTTGGTGCGTTAATCGAATTTATTATAGCTTATAAATATGTAACTATTTATCCACCATTGAATCCTATGGTAATTGTTTCTACCTATTTAGGTTTCTGGTTCTTAGGTGGAGCTTTATTCGTCAAACAAGATAAGAAGGTAAATTATGGAGCTACTAACTGAACACTTTCCGCTTGTTATGGTTATAAGTGGTAGTTTCCTTGGCTCTATTAAATCCTCAATGGACGAAAATAAGTATACTTTTAAACAAAGATTAGTAAATTTTTTGATTGGTGTATATTGTGGCATCTCTTTAGGATTAACCTATATGACTACAATCGAAACTGGTTATCTTGGTTTGATAGCTCTTACTGGTGCTATGATTGGAACAAACATTCTTGAGGTAATTTCCGATATAGCTCCAGAATTAGCCAAGAAATTCTTAAGGGACAAATTTGAATGAGTTTTAAATTAAGTAATAAATCTCTAAATAAATTAACCAATGTTCATCCTGATTTAGTCAGAGTAGTACAAAAAGCTATTGAGCTTTCTACTACTGATTTCTCAGTTACAGAGGGTGAACGCTCATTAGCACAACAACAAGCTAATGTGAAGAAAGGTGTTAGTCAGACACTAAAATCCAAGCATCTTAAACAAGACGATGGATTTGTTCATGCAGTAGACTTAGTACCTTACCCTGTAAACTGGGAAATAAATGCCTTCTATCCTATTGCATATGCTATGCAACAAGCAGCGGAAGCTCTTAACGTGAATATTCGTTGGGGTGGATGTTGGGCTAAGCTAAATGGAGATAAACGTTCTCCAATGCGAATGGTGAAGGATTACAGTGATGCACGAAGAAAAGTTGGGAATAAAGTATTTATTGATGCCCCGCACTTTGAAATCGTTAAATAATATTATATCATTTACATTGGTTCAAAAGAGCCAATAAACAGAAGGAAAAACAAATATGGCAATTTTACGCTATGAAGAACGTGTACGTATCGAACGTGCAAATGGTTTACGTAAACCAGACCAATGCGTAGAAGGTGGATGTGGTTGTTCAGTTTACGGTAGTGATGAAGCTTATAAAGGCAAATCATTCTCTGATATCGCTGCTACCCCTTTACGTCAAAATGCAGTGTGTCCTCATCCTAAAATGGTTGTACCTGTTACTGGTGCATTCGTTGTGGAAGAACCTGTTAAAGTATTTAAACCAGAATACAAAGATCCAGCTTACCAATTAGTAGATGGCAATCCTTGTGATGGTCGTTTAATCGGTGTAGCAGAAACTATCTCTGATTCTGACCGTAGTACTGTAACAGTTAAACAAGCTCATACTGTAGTTACTCACGATGTTAAAGTTGAAGACACTGCATTCGATGAACCTAACGAACGTCCAGTAGTAACTTCTACTATTAAAGCTGATGCTGAAGCTACTCAACCTGTAGCAGTAAATGGTACTGAAGCTGAAGAAGTTCCATTATCAGAAGTTTCTGATGGTGAAAATTCAGGTCGTAAACCTCGTGGTGGTAAAAAAGCTGAGAAAGCTGACAAGGCTGACAAAGCGAATAAAGCAGATAAGGAAGATAAAGCAGAGAAACCTGTTGAAAAACCTGCTGCAGAAACTCCGGCAGCTCCAGCACCTGCAGAAGGTAATACTGATACCGGTACTTCTTACGTTGGTGAAGACCATCTTTAATATCTAATATAGCCCTAGCAATAGGGCTATCCTTCTAAGGATTTTTATGCAAGATAATACAAATGTTGAAAGTAGCACTACAGACAAGGTACAACAGTTAATATCTGTATTGTCTGGTAGAACTGCAGAAAAGCTAACTAACTGGAAGAAAGAACCTAAAGTTGAAGACCTTATGGGGGACTATAAACAAGCACTCCCTGCACATAAGTATCACATTAGTCGTATTCAGAACTGGCTCAATCTGCTTAATCCAATTACCGATAAAACTAAAATTAAATCCGGTAGAAGTGGTGTTACATCTCGTATGGCACGTAAGCTTGCTGAATGGCGATATAGTGCATTAGCAAGTGCTATCTTAAATGAACGTAACTTATTCCAAGTTACAGCTTCTAGCCCTAAATTTATTGAGGCTTCTTTCCAGAATACTCTGGTTCTAAATTACCAATTTAATACTCTTATTGATAAAGTACATTTCATTAATACATTGGTTCGTACAATGGTAAATGAAGGTACTGCTATTGTTCGTGTAGGTTGGGAAGTAGAACAACAAACCAAAGAAAGAGAAATTCCTGTATACGAATATATTGAAGCAGATGAGCAAAGTACTATGCTTATCATGCAAGCATTAGAACAGATTAACCAAGAACAACAACAGACTGGTGTTACTGATAGTGCAGAAACAGAAGTATTTAAAAATGCTCCACCGGATTTACAAGAAAGCTTAAAAGCTACTTATGAATATGGTATGCCGGTTATTGCACAAGATACGGGGCAGACTCAGATTATTTCTGAAGTAGTATCTACTAAAAACAGACCTTCTGTTAAAGTTATTAATACTGCTGACTTAGTGATTGACCCTACATGTGAAGGTGATTTTAGTAAAGCTAAGTTTGTTGTATATAAGTATCAAACTGATTTATCTACTCTTCGTATGATGAACCAGAAATCACCAAATACTTATAATAATTTAAAATCTCTTGATGCAGACTCACCTGTAGATTTAAGTGATATTAATACTCTTGCTGCTCTACCTAATGAAGTATTTTCTGACTTGTTAGATAACAATCAGAACATTGAAAAAAGTTTTAAATTTAAAGATGAAGCACGTAAACAAATTACAGTATATGAATATTGGGGATACTGGGACATTGATGGAACAGGTATTGCTCAAGCTATTTGTGCGACTATTGCTGATGGTAAGTTTATTAAACTGGAAAGAAATCCATTCCCTGATAACGAATTACCTTTTGTAGTTATTCCATATCTACCAGTAAAAGAATCTGTATATGGTGAACCAGATAGTGAATTAATCCAAGATAACCAACAAATCTCTCAAGCTCTAACAAGAGCTATGGTAGACATTAATGCTCGTTCTGCTAATGGACAAGTAGCAATGCCTAAAGGATTCTTGGATATTGTAAATAAACAAAGATTTAATCGTGGTGAAGACTACGAATACAATCCAGTAGCTCATCCTGCAGATGCTATTTATATGCATACTGCAAATGAATTACCCCAATCTATGTTGGCTTTCCAACAAATGCAATATGCAGAAGCAGAAGCGATTACAGGGGTTAAATCATTTAGTGGTGGTATTGATGGTAATGCCTATGGGCAAGTAGCTGCCGGTATGAGCCAAGCGGTAACAGCGATTAACCAACGTGAAGGTGATATCATGTTCCGTATCTCTAAAGGTTTAGAGAAAGTTGGTAATAAGATTCTAGCTATGGATATGGAATGGTTAGATGAAGAAGAAGTTATCTCACTTACTCAGTTCCAATTTGTTACTATTCGTAGAGAAGATTTAAAAGGTGATTTCCATTTAGCAGTTAGAATTAAATCTAATAGTGAATCTGAAGGTAAAGCACAACAACTTACTTTCATGGCTCAAACATTAGGTGAAGCTGCAGATTGGGGATTACGTAAACTTATGTTGATGGAAATTGGTCAATTATATAACTTAGATACATTTGTATCTGCTCTTAAAGACTATGAACCTCAACCTGACCCTATTCAACAAGAATTGGCTCAATTAGAAGTAGAATTAGCAAAAGCTAAGTTACAGAAAGAACAAGCTGAAGCTGAATACTATCAAGCACGTTCTGCATTTATTGATGCTCAAATCGGTAATACTCAAGCTGATACTGACCTTAAAGCTCTTGACTTTATGGAACAACAAGAAGGTGTTAAACACGCTCGTCAAAGAGAGATTGTTCAAGCTCAAGCTGAAGCACAGAACAAAGGTAAAATTGCTACTGAACTTCTTAAAGGACAAAATGCCTTACAGAAAGCTCAGATGGACAACGATACTAAACGTGCAGTAGCTGATGCTAAAGGTGATAGTAAAGAGGATAAAAAACCAAAAAAGCTATCACAAAGAGCACAAAATAGGGAAAATGCTAGACAAGCACAGAATAATTTAAGAAAATTGCCAAATCCTGAGCTAGGTGCTGTTCCTGATGGATTATTTAAGGCAGATGGTTTAGGTAACTATATTCATGGTGATGGCAATACTGTACAGAACCGAATTCAATAGACTAACATAAGAGGACTATAAAATGGTTGAAGATAACCTAATTGAACAAATTGAACGTGAACGTAAGAACCAAGCACTTATCTTAGAACGTGCTGAAGCTTTATGGCGTTTAATGGATAATCCAGATTTCAGATTAGTATTCCGTGATTATTATCAAGGTTTGTACTTACAACGTATTGTAAAAGAAGACCTAGCTACAGCAACTGCAGATATCACCAAACAGTCTGCAGTAGACCGTATTAAATCTATTGGTTTATTTGACCAATTTATTAAACAACTTGATTCAGAAGGCATGTACGCAAAATCATTTATTCAAGCTTCTGATGAAGAGTTAATTGAAGCTTATAGCATTAATAGAGGTTAATTATGACAACTGAAAATAATCAACCTCAACAACAACAACAACAAGAAGTACAAGTACCAGATAATTTAGACATTGGTTCAGTACTAGCAAGTGCTACCGATGAACAATTAGAAAATGTAGATACCTTTGAAGAGTTTATGGCTCAACAAGGTGTACAACCTGAAGAACAAAAACAGGAAGAAACACCTAGTGATAACCAGACTACTGAAGAATCTACGACTTCAGAATCTGAACCAGAACAACAAACTGGTGAAGCAACTGAAGAAACTACTCCATTAACTGATGCAGAGTTCAGACAACTTGTTACTGCAAGTTTCAGAGCAAATCATCAGGATGTGCAAGTAGATAATCCTGACGACATTAGAAAACTAATGCAATTCGGTATGAACTATCACAAGAAGATGGGTGAACTAGCTCCACACCGAAAAATTTTAAAATCGTTAGAACAAAATGGTTTACTAGAAGCAGACAAGATTAACTTCGCTATTGACCTACTTAAAGGTGACAAAGCAGCAGTTGCTAAGTTCCTTAAAGACCAGTCAATCGACACTTATGAATTGCCTGACTTAGAAGAAACCCCGTATCAACAAAAAGACTATTTACCTACTGATGAACGTGTAGCATTTGATGAAAAGACACAAGAGTTACAAGGTTCTGAAGCTGGTCAGCGTGTATTAAGTTATGTTAAGAATTTGGACCAAGATAGTTTCTATGAAATTTATACTAATCCGGTTATTCTAGATAACTTACAACGTCATGCTGAGAATGGTTTAATGAACGATACACTCGCTGTTCTTGAAAAAGAATATGCACTAGGTAAAGTTCCTGCAAACATTAAGCCTATTGATGCTTATGGTTTTGTAGCAGAACAACTTCAAAAGCAAAATCCAAGTAAGTATGAGCCTAATTACCGTGCTCCAAAAGTAGTAGGTAATAACTTGGCTCAGAACCAAGCACCTAAACAAACAGCTCCAAAAGCTCCGTCTAGTGCTGGTATTCCTAACAATACTCAAGCTCCACAAAGACAACAAACTTATAGTGGAATTGATGCGTTGTTGAATGCTGATGAAAATGAATTAGCTAAATACAACAGTTGGGAAGAATACTTACAAGCTAACAATATTAATTTTTAAGGTAACAAATTATGGCAGTTAATTCTCCAATCGACACTGCAACACAAGCAGATGTAAATACTATGGCTAATGCCCATGCTCCAAGTATCGGTTCACCACGTGCTAACTTATATAATGACCCACAAGGTCTACGTGGTACTCCAGTACAATCTTCTGTTGGTTCACAACAATATGAACGTATTTTCTATACAAAGAAAATCATTCCAGCATTAGCAAAGAAACGTAAATTTTCTAAAATGGCGGATACTATCGCTATGCCTAAAAATATGGGTCAGCGTATCCGTGCTGAAGTAGATATTCCTTTACTTCACGATGCTAACTTAAACGACCAAGGTATTGACGCTCGTGGCGTACATATCCGTAATGGTAACTTCTATGGTTCTTCTAAAGATATCGGTAAAATCTTAGGTGCTATGCCGGTATTAACTGAAGAAGGTGGTCGTGTAAACCGTGTTGGTTTCTCACGTGCATGGACTGAAGGTACATTTAACAAATTTGGTTTCTTCTATGAATATTCTCAAGACTTAGAGAATTTCGATTCAGACCCACAAATTGTTTCTCGTATGTACCAAAAAGCTATGGAAGCAGCAGAACAATTAACTGAAGACTGCTTACAAGCTGACTTATTAAACGGTGCAGGTACTATCGTATATTCAGGTAACGCTATCTCTGATGATACTATGGACCAAACTTCATTAATCTCTTATCAAGCGATTCGCCGTTTATCTCGTGCATTAGACGATAACCAAACTCCACGTGAAACCAAATATATCTTTGGTTCAACTAACCTAGATACTCGTACTGCAACTACCTATCGTACTTTATTCGTAGGTCCTGAAGTATTAAATATCTTAGAACAAATGAAAGACCATTTCGGTAATCCAGCATTTATTCATGCTCACCAATATGGTGCAGGTATTTCTAAACTTATGGAAGATGAAGTTGGTATCATCGACAAATTCCGTGTAGTTTATGTAGAAGGTATGTTAGGTTGGATGGGTGCAGGTGCTGCAGCAGACCCACAATTCGGTCTTGCACAAGAAAACGGTAAATACAATATTTACCCAGCATTATGTATCGGTACAGATGCATTCACTTGTATCTCATTCGATGGTTCAAATGGGGTGAATAACAAATTCCAAATCCATCACCAAAAACCAAATCAATCTTACAGCTTGTTAGACCCATACGGTGAAATTGGTTTCGTATCTATCAAATGGTGGTACGGTATCATGTTCAAACGTCCTGAACGTATCGGTGTTATCAAAACTGTAGCTCCAATGTAATATTGGATTAACTTATAGGGGTTCACTCGAACCCCTTATTTCCTAGAAGAACAGAATAGAAGGAACGACAATATGTCTATTGAACAAACAAATGTAAACGTATCTACTGATGAAGTGGAAATCAACGAACGTGATTATTGGAAAGAACAAGCGAATATTCGTGGTGTATCTTATGCAAACAATATCACTACAGCGAAATTAAAAGAATTAGTGCAAGCTCGTATTGCAGAGCAAGAAGCTGCTAATTCAGGTGGTACTAGAGGTCGCCAAAGCTTAGAGAAATTAGCTCCAGAAGTATTAGCTAATATCGACAAAGCTACTGCTTTAGTACGTTTCCAAATTAATGTATTAGACCCAAGTAAACAAGACTGGACTGCTATTACTGTAACTGCAGGTAACGCTAATTTCTCACCTATTAGACGTGTAATCCCTTTAAATGCACCTGTATGGCATGCAGAACGTATCTTAGTAGAAGTATTGAAAACTATGAAGTATGCTCATCGTAAATCTGAAAGACATCCTCGTTTACGTCAGCATATTGATAATATGTCCAAACCAAAATACTTACCGTGCTTTAGTATTGTAGAGCTTCCTCCACTAACTGAAGATGAATTAAAAGCACTTGCTGAACAACAAGCGGTAAACAATACTGGACAATCTGAAAACGATTAGTGACAATAGCCTAGTTAGTTTAAAAATTAGCTAGGCTTTTTTAATGGAGATTATATGACAGACCTTAATAAGTTTTTAGGTACACCTGTTACCGGTATTGGTAAACAATACGATGTATCTGAATTTGCAAATAATAACCTTACTGGTAATGCTGTAGTTGATAGATTTATCAATATGGCTGGTGCTAAAGCCATTAAACCATTTGATAATGAAGGTAATCATATTGGTGCAGGTTATGAATTTGATAGAGTAGTAGATGGTGATTCTGGTTTTGCTAATTCTGCTCAAGCATGTAAAAACATTTGGTTATGTGTACCAAATATCAATATTCCAGATAGTGTAAAGAATTTAGGTTTTGATGCAGAAGATGGTACAAAGTATAAATGGAAAACAGTTGAAGATGTAAATAAGATTGCTGATGAAATTGATAAGATTCCAGATGCTCATCAACTGGTTCAGTTCTTATCAGATGCATATAAACAAACTGAAATTTTTGACTTACTTAATCCTAAGTTACAGAAAGCTATTACGGATTATCGTGATAAGTATCCACTTCGTACTATTGAAGATTATGCTGACTTATCTGCTTACTTGAATGCACCTTTCAAAAAACTTGATATTGAAGTTGCTACAGAAAATGAAGAACTCAAAAAGATTCTAGAAGCTTTAGATAAACTTGGTTTAGAAGACCTAGATATTCCTTTAGTCAAAGTAGAAAATACTGACCTTACTACAAGAGAAGTAGATGGTACAGGTGTATTTGATTTCATTGGTTCAAGTGTTATGAACCAGTTAGAAATGATGACTAATAGAAATCTTATTTCTAAAGCTGATGTAGCAAACGTATATTCTACTTTACTGGTTCAAGGCATTGAGACTTCTGCACAATATGCATTAGAGAAAGCTAATATTTTGAACCAATCATATGCGATGAGAGTTCAAGCTGTACAAGCTGCAGTAGCAGTATTACAAGCTAAAGCTAATATGTTAATGTTACCTATTCAGTTACGTTTACAATATGCTCAGTTAGAAGCTCAGCTTAAACAAGTAGAATTATTGAAAGTACAAACTGAACTTGAAAAAGAAAAATATCCTCAAATCCAAGCTCAAACTGATTTAATCTTGGCTCAAACTGATGCACAAAGAATCCAAAATGAGCATCTCAAAGAACAAGCTTATATCCTTCAAGAACAAGTTAAACAAGCCGGTATTGCTACTCAGTTACAAACATTGCAACTTGACCAACAAGCTCTTGCAAATAATAAACTTGTTGAAGATACTAAACTTACAGACGCTCAAACTCAGTTACAACTTAAACAGGTAATGTTAGCAGATGTTCAAAAAGTACAAGCTAAAGCAGCTATTAAACTCCAAGCACAACAACTTGAAAAAGAGAAAGAAGGTTTGGCATTGGTTAAAGCACAAACTGCTGCAGCATATGCTCAATTAGCTGCATTAGAAGAACAAATTAAAGCTGCTAAAGCTCAATATAATGACCGTATTGATGGTAAACCTGTTGGTGGTGTATTGGGTGCTCAGATTGCTGTAAACAAAGCACAAGCTGTAGGGTTTGAACGAGATGGCTTTATTAAGTTTATGAACCAAGCACAATCAGGTTGGGCTGCGAAGAAAACAGCAGATATTGCTACTATGGCTCCATCTTCATACTCTGCACTTGGTATTGACCGTATGATGACATGGGCAGCACATAAAATGTTTAATATGCCTATTGATACATTTGCAATGCCAGATGGTTATGCAGACTATATTACTGATGATGAAATGGATGCTAAAGTTGCAACCAAAACATCAGCAAATAACCATAAATGGGAGTAACTAATGGGGTTAGGCACTACAAGGTATTACCACTATTTCACGCAGTATTCTGATGAAATCAATGGTAACTATATGTCAGATCCTATTGCTACTTATGCAGCAGCAGCCGTAGCAAAGGGTGATGATATTGGTTCAAGTGTTGTAGAAGCTTTACAACAAGGTAGAGGTGTACACCTTAGAAGATATTACCAATATGCACGAGCAAGATTTGGTAATAGATTCTGGAATTGGAATTTAAAGACTCTAACCGGTAATACTGCAGGTACAAAGCTTGATAAGAAAATGGCTAAGATATTTATTCCAAGTTCTAAGCCATATACTTATATTGCATCTACAACACCTGATTACCATAAACTTGGTCCATACTTGAACCAACGAGTAAAAGATACTTATGGTATTGATGAGTTTAATGATACTTATAATGGTAAACAGTACGAAGCTACTGCTGTAAATATGATTGATAAAGGTGCAACAGTACTTAGAACTGTAACTGAACCAAGAGAATACTTGTACTTGTCTAACTTACCTGAACCTAGTATTGGTGTAACTTATTGGGACTATTCTGAACCAGTATATAAATCATCTACTACATCTAGTGAGATTTATTTTGAAGAAAAGATTCCTAGTGGATACCCTAAAACTGTTGGTAATAAAATTCTTCTTAAAGAATGGGCAGAAGCATATAACCCATTTGGTGATAGTGAATCTGGTTCTGTTTATATGGATTCTAAAACTGAAGAAGAATTAGATAAAGAACAAGATACTGAGTCTAAAATTAATATTAACTATACTCGTAAGATTTACCGTAGATATGCAGAAGTTAAAAAGATAAATACACATAATTTTGGCAGTGGTGACCCAGAGTATACTTATGATTATGTAATTACTGTTGAAACACATGAGATTACATATAACAAAGAAAGCTTTGCTTATATGACTGAATCCGGTTTAACTAATTCATCTGCATTAAAGTTTTTTATGGATAGTCGAAAAGACCCATCAAGAATTTCAGCAGGTGAAATCTCTTCAAAAACTGACCCAAGTGTGTTTAAGTTATATCCATATCTTCCTGTAAAAGATTTTGGTGAAGATGCTTGGGAAGAAACTTGGTTAGTTCCTAAACTTGGTCCTAATGATGAGATTGTAAAACTTCAACGTATTATTGATGAAGCTTTGAAAAAACAAGCTGAAGATAAACAATATCAAATAGACCATGAACCGAATCAATCTAATCCAAGATTAAAGTCTAGGGATAAGAAATCAGATAGAAAAGATAGTTCTAAACTCTATACATATAATGGTCAGCAATATACGCTTAGAGCTTTACAAAGACGATTAGATAGATATCTTTCACAAAAGCGTAAAGTGAAGTTTAATAAATTACACAATCCTGCAAAAGAGCTATCTGAAAGTGCTACTAAAAGACATATTGATAATTTAGCTGAAATGCTTGGTTTAGATTATGAAGCTATCGCATCTAGTATGATTGCAGATAAGAATTATCAGAATGGTACAACGAATACTAGACAACGTTCTATTATGTGTTCTGTAAACTTCTCATCTAACATTGCAGAGATTCAAGCGTATTGGTTCTACATGATTAAACGCTTATACAGGCTCTATGGCGAAGAAAGAGACTTTGCTGAATGGAATGTAGCAGTAGCTAATGCTACCAGTCTCTATGACCTTCCTATGAAGCATTTTACATGGAAGAACCAATCAGGCTTAGATTATGGTGGTATGTCTTGGATGTATATTCGTAAGATTGAATTGAATGGTTCATTACGTAAGATTAAACGTTATCGTAGATTAAAAGAAATTAAACGTGGTAAACCAATTACAATAAATAGTATTGACGAATTAAAATCTATTATTGAACCTCCAAAAGAATTTGCAGAAGATACTTATCATACTTCTAAGAATGGTACTCAACATAATATTGGTGGACAGAAATATACTACTTCTGGAACATTTGATAGAAATCTAGATATAGGTACTGTATTTAAAGACTTCAATTACACATTCTTCTGTAAAGAAGGTAATAATGGTAAACTTGAAGTTTATGCTGTAGCTGGTTTATGTTTTTATTCTAAGATGATTCAAAAGATTCATTGGGCTACTGCATGGTTTGACTTAAGTTTACAGTATGCTAGAAACCATAATAAATACGTTCCTAAGAAGAAAGATTTTGAAGCTACCTATGATATGAAACATCGTATCAGTAAACGACATTACTACATTACTCGTATGTCCCATTTTGGTGTAATGCCAGTAGACTATAATGTTATTCGTAGAGTTGGTGGTGCAGAACTTGAACGTATGTCGCAACGTATTCCATTGTTATATGGTTTTACTCATACAGAAAGTAAAGGTAAAGCTAAATGGGTTAAGATTGTAATGCATGTAGTTCAAGCAATTATTGCTGTTGTAGCTTTTGTATTATCTTTACCTTCAGGTACTTCATCACTTCCTGCAGGTGCAGCAGCTATCGCAGTTATTGAAGCTTTAATTACTGCTGCAGCAATTTCACTTGTAGTACAACTAGCATTAAAATATGTATTAATTCCTTTACTAAAAATGTTAGGTTTAAGTGGTATTGTAGCTATGATTGTTGCAATTATTATTTTAATCGTTGCAATGTATCTAGGTGGACAGATTCCTAATGGACAATCAGTTTTACCTTATGGTTCAGAAGTAGGTAAACAAACTGCTACTCAAGTCAGCTCAGAAGTTGTTAAAAGTAGTGGTTCAGTAATAGATTCTGTAATGAGTTCTATTAATGAAACTATTAATACGTTTACAACTAATTTATCTACTCTTGCTAAAGCTGCAAGTGGTGTTACTACAGATACCCTTGCTCAAGGTATTCAGCAAGGTTTAGCAAATGCAGCTAAAGAATTAACAAGCATGTCTGCATATAAAGCATTAGGTATGCTTTCTAATGCAGGACTTGAAGCGATTAACTCTAATAATGCAGATAAAATGAAAGCTATTCAGACTCAATCTGAAGAAGAAACTGCAAGATACAATGCAGCTCAGCGTGAATTAGAAGAGTTACAAGAAACAATTAAAAATGCATCTTATGACGTTAAGGCAGTGTTGGAAGCACAGAGAACCAGATTTAGAATGTATGACCCAACGTCATTCTTAATGTCAAATACTACACCGGATACTTATTCGACAACATTCGATTATTTATCTAATTTTATCAACATGAAACTAAACGTAGACCCTGCTACTACAGACGTAGCAATGACACCTGACTTTAGTTTCGCTAATCCTTATAAAACAGTATAGGAGACAACTATGGCAGTTCCTATTATTTGGAATGGTACAGATGCTAATAACTTAGCATTTAATAACAATATTGGTCGAAATTGGGATAATGGTTTTGGTCTTTGGGGAGATACTCAAACATTTGGATTCCAAAATAATTCACCTATTTTTAATGATTTACAAGGTAAGTATGGGTGGTCCGCTGATGAAGTAAATTATTTAAAAGCTAATCCTCAACTACAAAACCAATTATTCCAAAATGGTACGTTTACCTTGAATAATGGTAATGTAATTAAAGCTGGTGATATGAATGCACGTTCTCAAGTTCAAGCAGCTATGAATGGTAGTGGTACTAATGGTGGTGGTTTATTTGGTGGTTCAGGTACTGACCAATTCGGTAACAAGACTTTTGCTGGTGGTACTGGTCTACAATGGGCTGGTTTTGGTGCTAACTTAGGTTTAGGTTTATGGGGTGCATACCAACAACATAAACAAACTAAACTTGCTCAACAAGCTTTTGAAGAACAGAAAACATTACAACGAGCTAACTATAAAATGCAAGCTAAATCATTTAATAACAGTCTTAGAAATCAACAATCCGGTAGAGGATTTGTAGGTATGTCTGGTTCAGCTAAACGTACATTAGGTCGTGAATACGATGCAAGAAAAGCAGAGGAAACTTACTAATGGCAATCGAGTGGAAACCTATTGAAGGTGGATTTGGTTCAGTTATGGAAACAGCTTTAGCTCAGTCTAAACAACTCGCTCCACAACAAATAGATATTACACAAGGTTTTGGGGGTAGATTCGTTACCCCCGAAGAATATTATACAGCTAAGAATAACTATGCGTTAAATGCATTAGATATTCCTGAGCCAGAACAAGAATCAGGTATTCTCGGTGCATTAGCTAATAAAAAACAAGAAGTATTGGCACAGCCTCAACAAACAATTTCACCATTATCTGTTGCATCAACTGTTGCAAATATTGCAACTGGTTCACCTAATAAAGGTAAATACTCTGCATTATATGGAGATAACTTTAATAAGTATGCTCCAATGATTGTTAGAGAAGCTCAGGCTCAAGGTGTAGACCCTAATACTTTACTATCTATGACTTACATTGAGTCTAAGTTTGACCCTAATGCAGCGAATAAAGCTTATGGTGGCTTACATCAAATCAGTAAATCTCAACATAGTAAATGGGCTGACCCAGAATATAATACTCGTGAAGCTTTAAAATTATATAAAGCAAATGAAGCATATGCTCGTAAGCAAGGCATTACTTTTGATGTAGGTAACGCATATTTATTCCATCAACAAGGTTTAGGTGGAGCAACAGCTCTATTGAAAAACCCTAACTTGTCTGCAGCAGAAGCTTTAAAGAAAACTTCTCAATGGAAAAATAAAGATGTAGCTTGGATTAATAAAAATGTTATTGAAGCCAATGGTGGTAGAGCTAATATGAGTGCTACTGAATTTGCTAATTTATGGCGTAATAAAGCTAACGAAGTTTATGCAAACGTTCGTGGTAGAGAAGCTCAACTTGGTGGATGGGCTAATTATTTAAATAATAGAGGTTAGTATGGCTGAAATTAAATGGTCAAATGTAGATGGTTCTGCTCTTAATGGTGCAGTATCTAATGCTAATAGTGCAGTAAACAATTACGTAAGAACTCTTTTTGGTATTGGTTCAAATGTAGAAGATTTTACTGATAAATTACAAAAGCGTTCTGATGAAACTGCAAAGTGGAATCGTAATCAGAATACACAACAAATTATTAACCAGATGCATAATGCTGATAGTCTTGATGCAATGAATCAACTACAAGCACAAGGTATTGGTAATGCTCAAAATGCTCTTAATCAATTTGGTGGACAAGTGGATTTAGCAGCATTAAATGAAGCAAAAGCTACATGGGCAACAGATACAGAAAAACGTGCTTCTGCTAAAGATAGTTTATTGGATTATTCACCGGAACAGAAAGCACTTATGTCTGAGATTCAGAATGATATTCTTACTGGAAACATTGAAGCTGCTCAAGCTAAGTTAAATACTGGTAAGTTCAGTAATAAACAAAAATCTGATTTGGTAAATAGTGTATATAAAGCTCAAGAGAATAATAAAGACTTTAATCTCAAGTATGCAGATACTGCCGGTAAGTTTGCTAATTCACAACTTGAATTCCAAAAAGCACAAGCTGAAGCTCAGAAGTATGTTAATGATTTCCTTGCTAATAATGGTGATACTTCAGAATCAAGAGCTCTTTTAGCAAAAGACCCTACTTACCTTAAACTACAAAGTAACATTGAAGCATTAGGTCAAACTACTAATCTATTACAATCTCAACTTGATATGTTTGGTTCAAGTAAAATTGTTAATGGTGGTAAGTATGCTCCAAAGCTTTCTACTGATATCGCACCATCTACAGGTACTGGTTCAGTTGAACCAACAGCTTCAGCACAACCTACTCGAGAAGCTGTATCAGCTCAACAAGCTTTGAACCAAGAAGTTCCTAATAGTGCAACAAGTGTTGCAGAACGTGTAGCTCAAATAGCTACAAACCCTAAAGCACAATCTAATAAACCAAAGTCAGAAGATGAGTTTAAAGAAAATCTTGCTGATGCTGGCTTTACTGAACGTACTGGAAGTACTATTCCTCCAGCATTACAGCCTACATATAATAAGTTAATTAATGGCGATATTGATATAAATTCTGCAGATGGTAAGAAAAATCTAGCATTATTAGAAGCTCATCTTAATGATAGAATTAAAGCTTTCAATAGACAAACCGGTAGTAATATTCAACCTATTACTCTTCCTACAACACAAGTAGGTTTAGCCGATTGGAAAAGAAAAATGGCTTCACGTAAAGAAGCTCTTAACCAAGAACACCAAGTAGCTTTAAATGATATTTTTGGTATCAAGAATACTAATAATCCAAATGATATTGACCCAGCAAGAAATATTCTTAAGTATGCTCTAACTGATAGTGAGTATTCAAAAGATGATGCTAAATATCAAACTAAAGACGATGTTATTGAAGCTCTTAAACAAGATAAATATGCTAAACAAGGTTGGTTTGACGGTAACGATTTACAAGAACGTGCAGTTAAGCTTCTAGATAGATTTGAACCAAAAGAAGTAATGCGTATTATCAACAGTGTTACATCAAATGGTACTCGTGAAGCTAAAGGTATACTCAATCCGTTTGAAGTTAATGAATATGGTGCTATTGATGATTTAATTCGAAATGTAGATAAAGACCCTTCACTTCTTCAAGAACTTCGCCGTCAAGTAGAAGATGTTACTAAAGTAAATAACAATAAAGTTAATGGATTAGACATGCTAATTCCTATTGGTCAAGCAGCTTCTATTGATGCATCTGACCGTAATGCTTATGGGAAAGAGTATGTAGAATCTAAACATGCCATTAATCGTAAAGTAGATTCTGAAGTTAAAGCTAAAGAAGATGTAGAAGCTCTAAAACAAAAAGCTAAGATTGCCGAGAATAATAATTCTATTAATAAAGCTGCAGAAAAATTTCCTGCAGATACATTAAAAGAGTTATTAGAGGAACGTACTTTAGATATTGATACTCAAATTAAAGCTTATGTAGCTTTAGGTAATAAAGTTCCTACTGATTTAGATGAAAAAGAGTTAGATAAAATCCGAAATACTCTGTTAGAATTACCTGCGGAAAAACTTAAAACATTGATTCAAAGTAAAGTAAATACTGCTGCATTAAAGAAAGAAGCAGATAGATTACGTAAAGAACTGAAAGATAAAGATTTACTAACTTCAGACCTTGAATCTAAACTCAAATCTATTAATTAATGGAGAAGCTTATGGCTGGATTTATTAACTGGAATAATATGGGTAGTATTACTGATACGTCAGATGCTATTGATGAAAGAGAACAGGCTTACGAGCCTGTTCAATTTGATAGTAATTCTTGGACAAATATCGGTATTGCAAAACAAAGAGCTATTACTCCAACAGCACCTACTGTGTATGAGCAACGTAAATCATCCTTAGAAGAAGCTACAGAAAGAAATAAAGCTATCCTAGGGGATAAGTTAGCTCAAGATGCTCAGAAGCGTGATGAGCTTCTTATTGCGTCTGGTGCAGATGAAAATCAGGTTAATCAGAATAGACAGATTCAAACTGAAATTAAAAACAAAGATAGTTTAGAACGCATTCAGAATCATATTGCTTCTAAGTCTGACCCATTAAATAAAGTTAGCTTCTTTGATGAAGATTTAGAAAATGCTATTCATAATCTTAGCCGAAATGAAGTTATTGAGTTATACGCAGGTAAACCAGAACTTAGAGATTATATTCTAAGCCAACAAGGTTATGCAGCAAATCAATTAGCTAAAACTGGTTTATACAGTGATAGTGCTGCTTCTGTATTTGGTAACTTAGCTTCTGTTGGTTTAGGTGCAGCAGGTGAAGAAGCTGCTCTTATTGACTGGGCTAACTACACTGCTAAATCACTTACTGGTTCATCTGAAAGTGATAAGACTAAGGCTATTACAGAAGGTTTATCTAATAACTTAAATAACCTTAGTGATGAATATAGAAATACTTCTGCACGTTTATCTGATGAAGCTACTGCTGCAAGACAAGAACTTACTGATTGGGAATATGATAAAAAGATTGCTCAACAGAAGATTAATGGTCTTCGTGGTTCAGAAGTTAATCAAGATACTGTTGGTAGAGAATTATCTAAAGTTAAAGACGTATTGTCAGATGGTTACCAAGTTACTAAAGAAATTGCTCAAGAAGTTCCAAGTACTATTGCAACTCTTGGTGTAGCAAAAGGTATCACTTCAGGTGCTAAAGCTGTAGCAAAAGCTGCTTCTAAAGATAAGATTAAATCTAATCTTGCTAAGGAAGAAGCTAAATATATTGCAGAACAGAAAGCTAAAACTGAACTTACTGAAGATGCTATCAAAGCTACACCTGAATTTGTTAAAGCTCAAGAAGTTGCTAAGAAAAATATTGATGCAGTATTCGCACGTAAATCTCAAAAACATTCCGGTAAAATTATTACTGGTTGGGAAACTGTAAGCTCTGGTGCTCAAAATGCTGTACCTGCTTATAGTGATGCAGCCTCATTTATCTTGAACCAAGATGATAAATCATTTAAAGAATCTAAAGGATTTAAAGATTTACAGAAAGAGAATCCAGATATTACTGTAGATGATGCTAAACAAGTATTAGCAAATAAAGCTGGTGAAGAGGCTATGCTTCGTGCATTCTTCTCATCTGCTACATTAGGTGCTGCATTCTCTAATGCTGAACGTAAACTATTTGATAGATTATTTAAAGGTAAATCCTTAGCAACCATTAAAGAACGTGCTAAATCCTTTGGTATTTCTGTTGGTTCAAATGCTGCACAAGAGTTTGGTGAAGAAGCTTCATCTAAACTATATTCTAACTTAGCTATCAATAATGCATTAGGTTACAAAGCTGTAGATGAATCACGAGATGTATTGTCATCTGGTTTATATGGTGCAATTACTGGTGGTGCTACAACTACTCTTACTAATGCACCTGAACTTATTGGTTCAGCTAAAAAAGCTGGTATCAACAAACTTAAAGATATTCGTAATGAAGTTTTAGATAATAAGAAAACTAAAAATACTGCTGAAGCATTTGATGGAAGTATTTCTTCAGATGAGATTAAGCAAGATTCTAAAATTTATAGAGAATCTCAAAAAGAAGCGTCTAGTATTGTATCTCAAGCTATTGCTGGTAAAGAACTTACTCCAGAGCAACAAACTCGCTTAGATGAAATTAATACCCAAAATGCTAAATTAGATGATAAATATGAATCTGCTATTACAGAAACAACAAAAATGCTTAAAGATGTAATATCTAGACGACAAGCTCTAGATGACTTTGCTGAAAGTGAAGGTTCTGATACAGAAGAAGGTTTCCAAAAATTTATTGATATGGGTATTGATACTCTTAAAGCAGGTGGTGTATCTAATGCTCAATTAGCTTCTATTGAATCTAAACTATCTAAAGCTTCTTTAGCTGAAAAAGCCATGCACTATAACAATATGGTTAATAACTTGGAGGATTCCCTTTTAGATAAAAGAGATGCTCAAATCGCTGCTAAAGATGCTCAATTTAGAGGTATTGATACTACTATTTCTACTGAATCCCATGAAAAAGATTCTGTAAATCCTACTGCATTATCTAGCTTAAATTTAGATGATGTAAATCCAGAAGATATTGAGGTATCTGGTGACACTGTATCTGTTAAAGGTAAAGACTATTCTAAAAACGATGTAGCAGCTTCTCTTACTAATCACATTAAGAAACTTAGCTTTGATAAAGAGATTCCTTTAGGTAAAGAAGTTGAACATCTTAAATCTAGCTTGGATAGTATTAAAAAACTAGAAGCTCTACATAAAGATTTGGAAGCTAAAGGTATTAAATCTAATATCAACTTTGGTGCTTTATTTAAAGCAATGAATAAAGTGACTAAAGGTTTAAACACTAATAATATTTCACCTGCAGAAGCAGTTACCTTACAAGAACAATTATTTGGTTCAAAATATAAAGGTAAGGTGAATCGTGGTTTATTACATTACGCTAAAGAAGCAATCTTAAATAATGGTAAATTATCTACCAATAGTAGATTAGCTTTATCTAAATTTATTCGTTCACAGACAGGTAAAGCTGCTGCTGTACAGAATATGCTTAAACAAATGCGTAATGATATTCTAGACGGTAAATTTAATCCTGATGGTTATACTTTTGATAATGAAGATACTAAATCTCAATTAACACAATCAGGTGAGCATCGTAAATTTACTTCTGTTGAGCAAGCTGAAAAATATGCAAAAGCTGTTAGACGTATTCAAAATGAGTTTTTAAACTTTGCTACAGATGTTGCTACTAAAGCGTTTAGTTTTAATGAAAGTACTGAACCAGCTCAAACTACTAAAGCAGAAGAATCAGTAACTCCAACTAAAGAAAATAAAGAAGCTACTGTAGAGAACACTGCTGAAGAGACTGATGTTAAAGCTGATGAACCAGCAGAAGAAACTAAACCAGCTTCTCAAGATGAAGCGGATGAAGTAACCGATATAAAGAAACCAGATAATGAAACGGAAGCTCAAGTAGATAATGAACCTATTGAAGTTACTCCGGAATCTAGTTCTTCTAATGAAGCTCTTTATAATTTAGTTGATGAATTTCATCCAGAAAGTAATGAAGAAATCAAAAAAGATTTAGCTAAACTATCTGAACCAGACTTAGAAAATCTATTGCTTAAAGTATCTAAAGAATTTAAAGCAATGGCATTACCTATGTTCTCTGCTATTGTAGATTATGCTACTAAAGACAAAGCTATTAACTTTAAGACATTACTTAATAATCTTAAAAATAAAGGTACGTTCAATGAGAATAACCTTAAGTTTATTGAAACGATGCTTAAAGATGATTTAGATTGGGTTGTAGGTAATATCTTATTTAATAGATTGGTTCAGAATATTCAAAGTTTACCTAAAGATGTTAAATTGTTTGAAACAGTGAACGGTAGACCTAGAGTAATTACTAGCGAAAAAACTAAATTATTGAACCAAGTGGCAGATGAAATTACATCAAGTATCTCTTCTAAGGTAAATGTATATGCTACTAATGAAAGTTTATCTAGTATTGCGTTAAATAAGGATAATCAAGATAAACTAATTAGCCTTATCCATCAAAATTTACAGACGTCTGCAAATAAAAAATGGATAGCGGATACTACTGCAAATTATGCTAAAACTGACCCTAGTATGAATCAAGAATATTCATATACGGTTAATGGTGAGAAACACACTATGCCTATGTGGTTAGCGTTAGAGTATCGTAATAAAGGTATTTCTTTTGACCAATCAGAGTTAAAAGATTTAGGTATTAATAACATCAAAGAATCAGTAATTACTACTCACTATGATGATTTATTAAATATTGCTGAAGGTGGTGATAGCTCAGAATTAGTTAAGTCTTTTGGATTAACTTCTGATGAGGATATTGAGTTTATTCATAATACTGCAGCATTACTTAAAGCTGTAAAAGACCATTTATATAAATCTGTTCCGGAATTATTAAAAGACCCTTCTAAACAATCTTATGGTTTAGGTATTTCAGGTATCTATAATTTCTTACAATTAAATACTGATGAAGATGGTAAAACTGCTGTAGTTATTCCTAAAGAATTAGTTCAATTAATGACATCTAATGTCTTAAATGGACTTCAAACTATGAATAATCTTACTTCAGCAAATACCAAAGAAACTGAAGATTTCTTGTTTGGTCAAGGATATTCATTAGAAGTATTAGATACATCTAATGGTTCATATCAAAATAAAAAAGTAGAGTTGGATGTAAGTTCTCTTGGTTCTAACCAAAATCATTTGGTATCTCAAATAGGTACTAAAGGTATTCAATTCTTAGGGGTTAAATCTAACCAACAAAATACAGCGTTATACCAAGCTATTGCTACATCTTTAGGTGTAGAAACTTTAAACTTTATCCAAGAACAAGGTGTACTTAAAACTCAACAAGTAAACCAATTTATCCCAACCAGTTCAGATAAAAAACCTGAACCAGTAAACTCATATAAGTTTGTAGCAGTTAATTGGGGTAAACTTGAAAATAACCCATTGTTAAGAGATATGATTAAGTTTGCTAATACTGAATTAGTAAACAAAGTTTTAGGCGTAAATACTGTAAGCAATGATTACCAAATTATAGGTCTTAAAGATAACATTGGAACTCTTACTGCTGAGAATAAACATATAGCTACTGAATTTACTTCTGGCAATAACCAAGAAGTTAAAGATGCTTTAAATGTGTATAACAATCAGGAATGGGCATTAGATACTGAGTTCTTAGATTTACGAGATAAATTAGGAAATATCTATGATTTAGCTACTGATGGTTTTGATGAAAACGAAGAAATGACTGAAAAAGCTAGAGCAAGTGCTACCTCTAAAGCTCAACAGTTGTATAGAGCAAAAGAGGAACTTCAAGCTATTATTGAACAAGGTAAAGCTCTAGGTGCTAAAGCATTAAAAGATATTCGTTTTAAAGGTTTATATGAACTCATGACTAACAGTCGTGTAAATATGAAGTCTTCTGTAAATCCTCAAAACATCAAATTCCATCGTGAATCTATGAACTTGGTTCAACGTGATAAGGATGGTAATGAAATTGAGTATTCATTTACTAAACCAGATTTACAAGGAAATAGTTTAGGACAATTCTCTAAAACTGCAGATGATAATGTAAAAATGTTTAGCTTATCTTTAGCTCAAGCACTAGGTGTTAAGATTGAGAAGAAATCCTTAAATGAAATCTTCTCTGAGCTTGATAGCGTACTAGCGTTACCGGTAAATCAAGATATGCTTAATCTAATTACAGCTTCTTCTGTAAAAGACGATGCTGCAACTAGAAAGATTGCTAAAGCTTTCCAAAAAGAATATGGAAATGGCGGTCATAGAGCTATTAAAGCTTTAATGACTTACAATAACTTTATGAATACAGATTCTAATAAACCATTTGTATCTAACTTATTCTTAGAAGCAGATGGTATTGGTAATGGTATGCATAATATTGTTATGCAATTTAATACTACTCTTTCTGGAGATATGCTTAAATCTCTTCTTAAAACTGGTGTAATCACTACAGATAGAATTGCAGAAGCATACCAAAAAGCTGTAGAACAAGACCCATCTGTATCTTTAGAAACAGTAATTAATAATTTAGAAGGTTCAGCAGAAATCTTTAGTAAAGAGCTTTCATCAGATATTCCTAAAGATGTTTATGAAGATGTATCTAATGTTATGGCTAATAGTATCCAAGATGCATTTATTAATATTAATAATGGTCTTGCTATTTTAAACCAATATGTACCACATAATATTGATAGTATTCCTCAGTTTACCCAAGAAGATGGTAAAGCTAGAATTGACCATGCTATTGAGATGATTGAGGATAAACTAGGTGATGCAAATGAAGAAACTCGTTCTTATCTATTAGACAGTATTAAAGCTCTTGAAGGTGTATTAGATTCTATTAACTTAATTTCTATTTTAGATTTATCTGGTTCTCTAAAAGACGCTAATACAAAAGAAAGTTTATTAGGTTTATCTATTTCAGACGCAAGTGCTATAGCAACTGGTGAATATGTTAATGAAATTGTAGCAGAGATTTCTCGTGCATTTGCTAAAGCTGGTGTTACTCCAGCTACTTATGGCGGTAAACTAAACGGTATCGCTCAACAGTTAATTAAGAATGTAATGAGTGATTTAACCTCACTTGCTAATAAGCTTTATACTGGTTCAAATGATATTGCTTCATTTACTCGTAACTGGAATAAGTTTATTACACTAGCCTATTCTACAAATGCATTGCCTACAGAATTTACTTTATATTTCCCTAACGATAAGGAAATGAAATTTGATTTAACTGGTTTATTAAAATCAGAAGAATCTATGGGTAAATTCTTAAGTACAGTTCCAGATATCAAAGAAATGATTAATGACATGCTAAATATGTCATTTGATAATAAGTACCGTGTGGAATATTCATTAAAATCTGGTGTAGCTAGTTTATTGAACTCAGCAGTTCAACAGATTTATGGCAAAGCTTTAAATATTGCATCACAATTCTTAGCATTTACTGACCCAATGTTTGAAGTGTTCCATGATGAATTCTTAAGAAAAGTAGATGATAAGATTTCAGAACGAAACTTAGCTAAAGGATGGGCAGTATATAAAAATGGTAAGGCTACTATAGTTAATCCAAAAGGCTATGATGGACTTACTAAAAAAGAATACAAAGATATTCTAAAAACTATGGAGAATCTTCCTGTAGTTGCTACTGCATTCTCCCAAAATAATTCTTTATTAGATTCATTAGTTCATACCGGTATGTCTAATATTAAAACTGTTAATACTCAACAGTTAGGACAAACTTCTATTAGCTCTATCTATAAAAATAGACAAACAGTTGAATTTTTATCTGCAACAATCTCTACTCAAATTAAAGAGTATCAACAAGCAGGTGCAAGTACATTTACAAATACCGTTGTATCTGTTGAATCTAAAGCTCAAGCAGATGCTCAGAAACGAGCTAATAAGGAAGGTAAGGCTTTCCTTAACGTATTCGATGGTGGTGATGCTTTAGCAGCGATTGCTCAAGTTATAGGACAGTATTTAAACGAAGCTTCTTATGCTGGTCATCAATCATATTCTGTAATGGAATCGCTATGGAATATGTATAACAATAGTGATTTATGGAAAGTAGCTAAGTTTATGAATAATTCTTATAACTTACAAAATCACTTAATAAAATCAGGTAACAAAACTTACTTAGATAAACAAAGTGTAAATGCATTAAAACTCTTCCAAGCTATTAAACAATCTGGTTTAGAGCTTAAAGGTTTAGGTAAAACTGTTGATACAGTAAATAGAGTTTTAAGAATGCCTTTAGACTCTCAAATACAGGGTGTAGAAGTATTATCTATTGATATGGATGATTTAAATAAAGCTATTACTTCTATTCGTGTAAGAGGTTTAGATAAGTTATTTACTGCAGCTATGGATAAAAAAGCTTCTGAAGTAGCATCTCATAGAGCAACTATGGCTGTATTGAACCAATTACCGATTAAATACAATCAGTTTGCTGGTTCATCTAGAGGCGTAACTTTAAATACAGAATCTGCTTTAGCAAACACTATTATTAAAGATTTAATTGATAACCAAATCTCTTCTACAGATGCTTTGGCAAATTATATTAAATCAAATGAAGAGCTTTCTAAAATTTATAAGAATGAGTATCTTAAACAATACGCTACACTTCATTTAAATAAAGATGCTTCGTATAGTGTTAATACCACTTCCCTTAGCAAAGTTATGGCAGATTTAGAAAAAGCAGAAGGTAATTCTACACAAGATAAAACATATAAAGCGTTGGTAAATATTATTAAACCTTTAGTTGCAAATATGGATATTCCTTTATTGAGCCAAGAAGAAATTCTTGAATCTCATCCTGAACTTAGCGAACAACTTGCTCAAAGTAAAGCGATGTACATTCCGAATAAAGGTTTATATCTACCTAAAGGAATTACTAATGTAGAAGCTCTACATGAATTGTTACACTTTGTGTTAGCGGATAGCTTTTCTAAATATGCATCTGGCAAAGCAGATAGTAAAACTAAAGCTGCAATCGGTGAAATAGTTTCTATTGCTAAAGCGTTAAATACTAAGTTATCTAACAAAGATACAATTACTTTATTTAATGAACTAAGCAATACAACTTCACCTAACTTAAAACAGTCATACCTTAAAGTATCCAAAATCCAAGCAAGTGTAACAAACTTACTCTTTGCTTTTGATGAAGATGCAACTAAACATTTGAGCCAAGAGCAAAAAGAAAATCTCAAGTATGAAGCTTTACAAGAATTTACAGCATATAGCTTTACTGAAGCGGATTCTATTGCGTTACTTGCGAAAACTACTACTAACAGAGGGTTTAAGAAAATTCTAAATACTCTATTAGATTTCTTTAAGCAAATTCATTCAAGCATCTCTAAGATGTTTGGTGTAAAACCAAGTGATGATTTTGCAAGAAGTTCTTTAGTAGAAGGTTTAACTTATATTCAAGCATTGGCTTCAAATAAATCAGGTACAAATGAACAAGCTTTATCTTCTTATAAAGATTTAGCTAACATGACTGCAATGATTCAGGGGTCAAATAATAGCAGTGAGTTTAAAAATTTCTTAAATGATTTAACTACTACTATTAAACAATCAGTTAAAGAACTGACCACAGTATCTACTTCTCAATTAGGGGATACACTAGATTATCCTCAACAATTAGCGATGTATACCGATGATGATATAGATGCTGAAGCTAAAAACTATTTAGCCGGATTACGTTCTACAGGTATTAAAGTTACTGATGGGGAAGAAGTAGCGTTTGTTCTAATGAATAAATTACTTAAAATTAACCGTTCTTTAGGTAATGTATCTGGTTTAGAGCAAGGCAATAACTTAATGCAAGCTGTAATTGAGAAGATTTCTCCAACTAGATTCATGGGTCAATCTAAAAAAGCTAAAGATAGATTCTCAGCAGTATTCACTAAAGATACTGACCATGGATTAGCATTGCTTTTAACTAATGAAACATTTAGAAAAGAAATGTTAAAACATACTGCTAAAGGTGTAAGCCTTAAAGGTAATGCTGTACATAAATGGTTAAAAGGTACTTCTGAATCAGAGAAACTATTAGATTTATTTGCTCAATATAAAGACCCTGCAAGCATCAATAGTCTTGCTCATTCTTTGGCTCAAATTGATGTACGCAATGCATTAAAAAATGCAGCGAGTATTGATAGACGAATTGAAGAACAAAAAGCAAATGATAGAGATGTAGAGACTTTAAACAAAATTTATGAAGTATTTGGTAAAGGTTCTAAAATTAGTGATGTAATTGGAGCTATAGCTTCAGTAGGATTATCTGGTAAAGATAGACTAACCTATAATGAAAAAGGTAAACCAGAAGATGAATCTACCTTTGTGGGTAAATTAATTGATTTATTCTTAGGATACGATGTATCAAACAAAGGACGTACTACAGCAATAAGTACCTTTATGTCTTGGTTACTAGGTGAACGTGAAGATACCCATCGTATCCATGCATTACACAATGAACACTTAACTAACTTGGATAAAGTACGTGAACGTGTTGGTGGAGTGACTAAGAAAGGTTTAGCAGAGTTCTTTAAAAACAAACCATCAGATGAACAAAATAAACTTATTCATAAGATGTTTAGAACAAATCTTCATGGATACTTTGCACATAGTTCTTCAAGCAGTCATGATTTTGCATTATTAAATGACTCTCAGTTTATTAATGATAAATTGAACGATTATAGTAATGAAATTAAACAACTAATTGACACTGAAGTTACTGCTACTCCAAAAGTTAAAGACCAAATCTATAACTATTTAATGTGGCAATCTAATGGTTTAGCAGATTTACAACGTGATAATGAAGCTAAATCAATGGAATCTCAGCATACACATAATATTATGCCGAATTCTCGAATGATTAGTTCACTTAACCAACTTAAGGGAGTACTAAAATTTACTTTAGCTGATGGTTTTAGTGATAAGTTAAATGATGTAATTTCTGCAAGAACTGCATTGGTATCTTTCAATGGACTACCGAAAGAAGACCAAGATGCAATCGTAAACTATGCAAAAGAAGAAAAAGCTGCTTTGCATAAACTAATGCTAAATAGCCAACGTATTCATTCTGAAGCTCAACGTAGTTTACTTGGTAGAGATGGTTATGTTGTAGGTAAAAAAGACCCTCATTATGATTTACAGATTGTTAAAGAAAACGATACTGAAAGCTATATGAGACTTAAGAAACTAGGTTATGTGGAAAAAGCTAAATTAGCGAATGGTGAAATTGTAATGAGTACTGATGGTGCTTTATCTAATCGCTATAAGACTGGGATGTTTGCTTTAACTGAGTTTTCTTCAGATGGAGTAAATACCAATGATTATTCTATTCAAGGTGTTACTTCTACTGAACTAGGAAAAAAACATTCAGCTAATCTTATAGCTGCAGCGGATAAACAATTAGTTAGAGCTTTAAATGACCCAGACTATTACAATAAACTATCTGCAACTTCTAATTACCAACCGGTAATAAATGAACAAGGTGAAGTAGTTCGATATGAAGCTTCTGTACCTTATGAAATGGCAGATAATCTAGTTCCTAGTAGAGAACAGGGTTATGAATCTTTGGCTAATATGTCAGGTCGTTTAGTAGAGGAAATGGTAGCGTCTAGAGAAAATAAACGATATGTAGATATTCTTGCAGATATTTATAATACTGCTAAGAATAAACAAGAGTTTATTCAAATTACTTCAGATTTCAAAATTAAAGGTAATACAAATCTAGATAAACAGTTCGAGAATAAAATTAGAACTATCTACAATACATTACCTCAAGAAACTAAAGACTATATTGATGAAAAGGGTGGATTATATATTCCTATTAAGGAAGTAAATAACATTCTTGGTTATCATGAAACTTGGTTATCTGATGTATTTATCGGTAAGTCTTATTTCCCTGAACCAGTACAAGTAGCAATTAGGGGTGCTGCAAATGTATTTGGTGGTATTGCAGGAATTGCTCCAGCTAAAGCTATTAGAGTAATGGAAGAGTATCTTAAAGAGACTACTTCTTTATCTAAGGACTATATCTTAAATAGAAGTTTAATTGTTCCATTAGGTAATTTACTATCTAACGTATTACACTTGGTTCAATGGGGAATCAATCCGGTGGAAATTCCTAAACTGATGAAAGAAGGTTATACCAATGCTATTCAATATCAAAAATATATGAATGAATTGGATAAAATCAATTTCTTACTTAAACAAGGTGGATTGTCTAGTGTAGCTAAATTGAAATATGAAGCTAAACAGAACCAGTTAAATACCTTAACTAAGAATTCACCAGTACATAGTTTGGTTCAAGGCGGTATCTTAACTTCAATTACTGCTTTAGAGATTGGTGATGACCAAGATGAAGATACTTCTAGATTAGGAAAATTAGAAAGTAAACTTGGATTGAATACTGTTTATAACAATACACCTGAAATTGTTAAATCAGTTTTATTGAAAAAAAATTCTAAAGCTCATGACTTCTTTGTTAAGACTTTAGACTACGGTGACTTTGTTGCTAAGTATGCTCTGTATAAACACTTACTTCGTAAAGGTAAATCAGAATATCATGCAATGAATGTAATTCGAGAAGAGTTTATTAACTATTCAGCTAATAGAGGTGCGTTCTTTGATTGGATGAATGCGACAGGTTTAACTTGGTTCTTGAACTATAAACTAGGTATTCAGAAAGTTATCTTCAGAAGTTTTAGAAGAAACTTTTTAAGAACTGCAGCTATTATGAGTTCAGATTCATTTGTATCTAAAGCAGGTTTAGACCCATTAGGAATCTATCAAACTGTTCCAAGTCAATATTTAGAAATAGGGAATATATTACCGTTTGGTTCATATCAAACAAGTAACCATTTAATTGATGGATTTGAATCTCACTATATAGCAAGATTAATAGAATTGTTAAACTAATAAAAATACCCCCGATTTCTCGGGGGTATTTAGCTTACTGAAAAATAAGAGTGAAGGTTTTACCCTTCTTAAACCAGTTAGAGTAAGTGTATTAATCAGAGTTATTTTCCAGAACACTATAACCGTGTGTTTTGATAAAACCTAACTGGTTTAATGAAAGGTACTGGTTTTTATACAGAACCAGTAAACTGTAGTATCTGGTAGGAGCAAAGTGAAAAAATACCAGATACATTCTCTTTTTAGTAGCTCGAGCCTACATGGTAGAGTACACCGAATCTTTTAATGGTATGGAGAACAGTATACCATTAAAAAGAATAAAAAGGACATACTAACGTGGCTATGTTAAACAATATTAGTATGCCAA